ATGCCATTATTATTCGTCATGGCGATAAGCCTTGCAGTTATGTTAACTATTGCGGGCTATGTAATAGTAAGAGGCCATGCTACTACCAGTTTTGAGCTTACATTTAAACAATTAATAATCACTAAAGTGATCAGTGATTCAGTACAAAGTGAAGACGAAAAAGGCATAGCACATAACATTGTGATGGACTTAGGTGAGGCTTTACAAAACAACCGAGAAATTGATGCATACGATAAGTTAAAGGCAATCAACGCACAGGCAATAAGCTATCGAGTAAAGAACCTGCAAGCCCCAGTTGAGCTTACAATAGAACCTCAAACTAAACCTGAACCACCACACCCATTTTTAAAAGTGATAAAATAAAACCCGCTCTTGCGGGTTTATTTTTGCAGAGCGCTAATTTTCCCAGATTTAACTTTATCTAGCTGCTTAAAGATACGTTTCAACTCTCTTTTTGTTTGTTGGGATTCAAAACTATCTCTTTTTATCGTCCACTTGAGTGCGAGTAAGCTGAAGTCAGAATAAAGAGAAACATTTTTCTTTTGGCGCTCCCTAATAAAGGTTCGTAAATACAAGCTAAGATCTATTACTGATGATTTGTGGGAAGAATACAAGAAAGCTTCATCATAAAGCTTATGCTTAATTGCGTTGGCTGCTTGTTCCCACGTATTTAAAACATAGCGTACAGAAACACCCCTTGGATCGTTTGAATTTTCTGGTTTAGAAAGTTCTAATAGAATTTTGTTTCTTTCTAGACTGTGTATTATCTGGCTCAATACAATTGTATGCTTCAGGTAATCTTTGTCATCTTTAAGCTTTTGCTGAAAGTCGAGAGTATTCTTTTCTTTTGCTGTTTGTCTTTGATAAAACATACCTGCTAGTGCCGCTGACACACCTAATACGGCAGAAAGTAAAACAGCGCCGCTTGCATATAACGAAGCATCAAGCTTAGCGATTAAATAGACTCCAACAGCAGGGATAATTGCAAACCAGACTGTAAATATTTTTTTTATTAGATTGCGCTTGTTCAAAGTTTAGAATCCCTCTAAAGCAAAAAAGAGCCATAAAGGCTCTTTTAGTTTAATAAATCGGTATGGCTAAATAGGCCAATCTTCTTCGCGATAAACATTCATGATATTCACCTTTGGCGTGGTTTGACGTTACATGAGATTTTTCTAATTTATGTAAAGTTATTTTGTAAAAGCACTTTACTACTAAAATTAATAATAACTGACGGGGTGGGTACTTACAATAAAGCAGTTACTTTGAATCGCTTTGAATTGCCTTGAATTGCCTTGAATCGCAATAAATACGGCTCATATGATATTTTGTTATATAAAAAGATAAAATTCGTTTATTAAGGTGAAAAAAGGGTTATTAGACAGAAAAATCGTTAGTTACAGGTAAAAATGAGCTATTGGTTAGTAAAACAGTTAATCAATGAGAAAAAATATCTGTACTAACAAAAATGGCTTTATTAAGCCATTTTTTGTGTGCTTGATGAGTTATTGGCCCTTGCTTCGATCACAGGGCGTAAATCTTTAAGTAGTATCTTACCGCAGTCGTTAAAGTCTACGTTCTTGTCTTTATTTGGTTTAAACCAGTCTAAGTGGCAGAACATCATTAAAGAACCTACCGCAACATCAATAAATTGTTCTTCGAATTCTTCTTCAGATAAAGAGCTACTTTCAGGAGTTATGTCACCAGGGGCATATTGGCCTGCTGCTGGGTTTGTATCACCAGTTACTAGCCAAAGTGCATATTTTTTAAACTGTGGGTGATTGGCGATAGCAAGTAAAGACTGCGCTCCAACATCACGATTACCTGACTCGTATTTTTTAAACGAGCTAATACCAATACCGACTAACTCAGAAAATTGAATTTGATTTAAGCCAGTCGTACCACGAATTAATTTTATTTTATCGCCAAGTGATGTTGACATGGTTCCTCTTTGTGATCTAAAGTTGTCATTAGTGTCATATTCGGCACTTTTTATTTGTTTTGGGTTTTTGCTGTGTCCCTTTTGGTTGTTTTAATAGCAAAAAGTCCTTTTAACTAACTAGGTTAGCACAAAAAGCACAAAAAATGGAACTGTGCAAATTGCTATTAAATACTTAGAGGAACGAAGAATGGATACTAAAAATTATCGCGTCACAATCCAAGGCGAACCTATCAAAGAAGATGAAAAGTTTTTGAAGGTGAAAGACGTTGTTGAGTTTTGCTGTATTTCAAGACCTATGATCTACAAGCTAATGGAAGCAAATAAGTTTCCACCGTGCCATAGAATTAGTGGTCGAGTTTTTTGGCTTGCAACTGACATAAACATTTGGCGATCAATGACGCCTGAGCATTTCCACAATCAATTTGGTAAGAAGTTAAAAGCACAAGCGGAAGGTGCCGCTGCATGAACATGACCTTTGCACTTTTAGCCTGCTTTCAAAAGCCAGCTGTACCACTTAAAGAGGTATGCCAAGAGTATTTAGGCTTATTACCTAAAACGGCTGAGCAAAAAGCAAAGGCAGGCACATTGCCCTTTCCTACGTTTAAAGTTCGCGATTCAGAGCGTGCACCAACCATGGTGAATGTCACTGATCTGGGCGAATACTTACAAACACAATACGAAAAAGGCCGCGCCGAGTGGCGAAGCGTAAATAACTAGGGGTAATTGGATTGAATACTGAATTGAGCATATTCGAACTGTCAACATTACAGAAGAAAAAGCAATCAATATTAGAAGAGAAGATTGATGAACTATTAGCTGAATCAGTAAATGATTTTAATACCCTAGCTAGCTTCATTAAAAAATTAAAGTCGCACAGAAAAAGCAATATGGGTCATGACTTTAGCAATGAAGCATTCACTCATACATTCAAAGCAGTAGCTAACTACTCATTAGCGAAAAGTAACTAGGAGCAATGATCATGGCAACCCCTGTACAGCAAATCTTAGACAATCGCACTACCGAAACTGAAAGCAAAACGAATACGACACAGCTTAAAGCTGTTGAAGGTAAGAAAATACCTAAAGGGTTAGCGGAAATTAGAGCGCTTAGAAGCAATACAAAGCGTACACCAGGTTATATTTTTGATGCCGTTTTAACAAAGCAGCAGCGTGCAATTGTCTGCTTTTCAGCTGGCTTAAAACCACATTGTTTAAATATGAGCTTCTACAAGTTTGATGTTCAAGAACGAAAAGCCGTACACAGAGCGCTTGTTCAATTGCAAGGGTTACTAGCTGCGTTTACTGATGCGAACGTTCTTATGCCTGAGAAGTTTGAACGCACTCAGCCTAAGTTTGAAGTAGTTCCGCACTTGGTTGCAGAGCAACAAACTAACACTCAAACACATTAAGGATTGATCATGAGCTCAACTAATCGCGGAACTGTGCGCAATGCTGATGATTACTATGTAACACCACATTGGCTAATTGAAGATTTTTTAGCGGCCTTCGCTGAAAATAACATTTTGGTTTGTTCACCAGATGAATACCCAAGAGTACTTGACCCAAGTGCAGGTGGCTGTGACAAGTATGAAATGAGCTACCCAACTGTATTAGAGAAAGAGGGTTTTTTGGTTGAAAGTTGGGATATTCGAAATGATTCACGCGCAGAGATTAAAGGCCGTGATTTTTTAACAACGCCAACTGCATTGTTGCCAACGTTCGACATGATCATTACTAATCCGCCGTTTAATTTAGCGCAAGAATTTACAGAAAAAGCGCTTGATATGGTTGAAGACCACGGCTTAGTAATTATGCTGCAACGTTTAAATTGGCTAGGTAGCCAAAAGCGTAAACCAATGTGGCAACGTTTGCCGCTCGCGGCGGTATATGTTCACAGTAAACGCCCGGGTTTTAACCCAGAAAAACCAAGTCAAACAGACTCTACAGAATACGCCCACTTTGTATTTTGCAAAGGCTATCCAGCCGCAGCAGAAATATTCGTAATTTAATCAAATCCACAACCTAAAGGACTAATAAAATGACCTCTATCAAAGACCAAGATCTATCTAAAAATCAGCTTTTACTCAAAAACATTGTTGAACACGTTTTAGACCAAGCCAATTTCACTATTAAAAATTTAGCTAAGCGTCCAACGGTTGCCATGCTTATGGAGTGTGAAAACTGCCTTACTGACCTAATGCCAGTAGTGCAATTAATTGCAAATGACCACATTGAATACGCCCCCTTTTACGACCGCCTAAGCGAAACGCTCGACGCAGTACAGTGTGGTGCCGATTTTGACCTAATTGAAATCGAGCTTAATTAACAATGAGCTTATGGCCTACTTTAAGCTTCGACGTTATTACAGCGGTTTCAACAATGGTTGAAACCGTTGATAACGTTGAGCATAAAGAAAACTTACTAAGCGGCCTAAGCCGTTTTACCCCTTACATGCAGTACAAAATGGCTAAGCAATACTTGGCTAAAGTACAGCAGCATAATGATGTTTGGTACAAAGACGAGCCCATAAACCCAAGCGATGAAGCAAACGCTTGGTTTTATGATGTGCTTAAAAATGCAGAATATCGCATCGATGTAAGCTTTTTTAAATTAAGCAAACCTGCCAAGTCAGCACTTAAGAAAGTGCATAACAACAATCACCATAATTATATTGTGCGTGACCTTATTAGCTCTAATCGCAAAGCGAGTATTCAAGCTAGCTTTGTGCGTAGAACAGCTGAAACACTTAGCTTTACAGAAAAGCAGCGCGAAGTATTCGCACAAAAGAAGTTACAACCATCTAGTGATGAAACTGCATTTTTACAAAAATTGGTAGGTGGTGAAGTAACAAGTTCTGTGCGCTCGATCATAGATGCAATTGACGATACTGCAGAAAAAGAATTTGTATATAAGTGCTTAAGCAAAGTACCAAAGCCATTACAAATGCGAGTTGCTAAACGCTTTATTGATAAGTACGAACCAAGCATTAAACGCTACAAACAAAAGTGCAATGAAACCACAGAGCAATACACCGATAGAATTGCTTTGCAATCAGCTGAGTTATATCAATTTGACGGTACAACTAAAAAGCCAACAAATACGAATATATTCGATAGCATTCGTGATCATCGCAATGCTAACCAGTGGCTATTACGCACTATTAAAACGCTTAAGCCGCGCCTTACCATTCTTAAACAGATCACCGACAGTATGCCTTTACCTTGGCATATTTTAGCGAATGTAGATAAAACCAAAAAACATGCTGAAGTACTGGCCCGCGAAGTCACCGATATACTGAACGACTTACGCATTGAAAACCCAAGCTGGGGTGCGTTAGATAAGTTTGATGTGATCAGCCAGTACGCTGAAAATTTTGGCGTGACTCTTTTTGCTGCTGAAAAAGGTATTTACTTAACAGAGCCAGACGCAGAAGTAAGTTTGTTAAAAGCGCAATGTTACAAATGGTGGGGACGTAAATTAAAGAATATACGCCGCCGTTACCTAGAGCATTTAGAAATAGCAACAGGTGAAGTAGGCAAAGACCTATTTGCAAAGTACGACAAAAAGAAAGGCACTAAAGCAGTACGAAAAGGTATTAATGCTTATTGCTCATACCAAGCGCTTAATGAATATAAAGCCGATCGCGAACGTGGCAAACGATACCTTGAAAGCCTTGAGTTAGTTAACGAACAAAACGATGTTATTTCGTTAATGAAAGCGGTTGAGGCAGGTATTGCTAACCCTGAGAATATGCGTAATGAGTTAATGCTTCGCATACGTGAAACCGAAGAACTGGCCGACGAAATGGGCTATGTAGGCGGTTTTTACAATATTACTGCACCTAGTCGTTTTCATGCGAACTCGCCAAAGTGGGACGGTTCAACACCAAAGGATGCAAGCAATTATTTAAACAAGCTGTATTCACAAGCAAGGGCTAAATTAGACCGTCTAGAAATACCGTATTTTGGTGTTCGTGTAGCTGAGCCCCATGCAGATGGTTGCACCCATTGGCATATGCTTTTATGGATGCCCGCCAGGTATTACGACAAAGTTAACCACCTTTTACGCCGATATTTTACCCGCGATGATCGTGAGGTATTTTTTCAGCGCTTTAAAAACCGCAAGCATTACCGAAGGAAGTACAAGCATAACCGTAAAATTTGGGGCCTAAATAAATCAAAAGGCATTTACACCAAAGCACCGGTTAAAAACTATTTCCCAAGTAGCCCGCGTTATACCGCCATGAAAATGGAGCCTGCAAAAATTGGTAAAGATGGTAAACGCATAGGTGGCGCAGCTGCATATATTGCTAAGTACGTCAGTAAGAATATTGACGGCTTTGGACTAGCCAATGAATACGATGCAGAAACAGGGGAGAAGTTTACCCAATCAGCACTTGTTAACCCGGTTAAAGCATGGGCCAGTACATGGGGTATTCGCCAATTCCAATTTCAAAAGTCGCCTGCCATTACTATTTGGCGTGAGCTTCGCCGAGTGCGTGAAGAAATACAAGGTAATGAAGAACTAGAGCAAGTCCGCAAAGCGGCCGACCAAGGCGATTTTAAAACCTTTGTTACCTTAATGGGTGGCTTTGGCATTGGCCGCAATGCACGTTTCAAACCTGTTTATGAATATACCGAGTACGGCAATCAATATGCTGAATGCGTTAAGCGCATTAAAGGCATTGAAGACCTACACGAACCATGCACTTTGATTACCCGTGTTCACACCTGGCAAAAACAAATTATTGGTACTGCCGCAGCTAACGACAACACCGCTGTAAATGGCGTGCAGGATGCTAACAACGTCGGCTCCGCCGACCTATCTTGGTCTAGTGGGAATAACTGTACGCCATGCACCGTGGGCGATAGAGACGAGTTATTGCTAGATATGATCGGGTTTACCAAAAAACAGATCGAAAAGGTTAAAAAGGATCTGTTAGCAGGTAAAAGGATCAGGCGGAACGGCCAAATTTACCTAATTAGAAACGGTAATTTACTCATATTAGATGAAGAAAAGCAGTTAATTGAACACCGCAAGCAAGCGGTTGACTCAATCGCGCTTACTGAAATGCAAAAACAGCAGAAACTAGCAGGCGATCAACACTCTGAACTTTCAAAAGCCAGCCTATATGACTTTGCACCAGAGCATGTAAAGCAGCTTAAGAACGGTGGCAATGTGGTTATTGGTAACCGTGTTTACTACATGCAAGGGCATGAGCTGCATAGCTTTGAAAAACTAGATCTTAATAAGCAGCGCCCAGCTGGCAACACAACCCCAACCGAAAAGCATTATCAATATGCGCGTGAGCTCTACGACTTAGCGAACTCATACGCAAAATTAGATGGCAGAGCCATGCCATCAGATACCCAGTTTAAAAAAGGTCATGCAGACATAATTGGTGATCTTGATTTAGCTAGGCTTGTTCTAGCAGGTGAAGCAACAGCCGTCAGTGACAATGACTGGTGGGCATTAGATTTAATGGCGTAGGAGAACGTGAATTATGAACCAAAAGTTAAAAAGACACTTAGAAAAATCAATACATATTTCTCAATGCATGCTTGAGGGACGGCCATTTCATATCAGTGATAGTGAAATTGATTTTGTGCCCGTGCCGGTGATGACAAGAACAACTGCAAAAAAGAGGGGGTTAGTTCTTAAACGTGGTGCCAAACCTGTAGGCCATTGGAGTTGGCAATTACCTGTTGGTGGTCGTGCCCATGGCGATCTGTATTTAGTCGAAAGATTCAAGAAGGCGGAATGAATATGACTATTCAAATTTCGAAAGTAGAAATGCCTAAAGCATGTATCAGCTGCAAGAAATTTTGTCCAAAGGGGTTTGCCAAGGATGAATACAGTCCTTTCGAAAAACCATTTAACAAACCAATGCCTAAAACCCAATACGGAAAGTGCGGTAAAACCAATAACAGCGTATTTGCTACCGAGATTTGTAACGGCTATGAGCAAGAACCTAATGCCATCGTATTTGATGTATGCAACAGACCAGAACCAAAAGAGCAGGTGACTTTATGAATACTCATGCAGCAGCTGAGAAAATGCTAGAAACAGGGCTATTTTACAACGACCTATTACTAGGGCGTGAGTTTGGTTGCTCAGCAAAACACGGTGCCCGTTGCATTAAAAACATATGCGCCGACCCACGTTACAAAGTGGTGATAGAGCAAAGCCCAATTAAGCGGGTAAAAGTTACCGCCATCGATGGTCGAACAATGACTATTGATAAATTGCAAAACACGGCGCTGTTATTTAAACGCCCAAGCATGTTGGCAGGGGCGCAAGCATGAAACCAACCGTTAAACGCCGCAACTGGGTATATCACTCAGTTGTTAAACCAAAAAAACAAGGTGATAAGAATGTTCGTAATCTACAAAAATGAGCAGGGTACATACTCTGTAAGGCCTGCATTCATAGGATTTATTAAAAATAATTTTATGCGACGTACACTAAGTACTTTGTATTTTCCAGCAACATTAATTTTAACTATTTTTCTAAATTTACTTCAGGCCATGGTCGTTTGTTTTTTAGTAATTTTAAGAGCTGTGTTTTATCCAATATTGAAGTTAAAACCAATTTGGAAAACAGAAATATGGCAAAGGCCGAGAGATAAAAGCAAGCCAATGAAAAAATACGATTAACTGCAGCACAGCCATTTTTAGCTATGAAGTACTATCGCTCGAGTACAGACAAATTTAACTATGTGGTACCAGATATCATTTTATACATGGTGCCATAGTTAAGCCTGGTTATAGTCGACGGCAAACATAGTTAAATTTAACTGTATTGGCCACACTAGATAAATGCAGCTATGCCAGCTGCTGGAAAGACAAATGATGAATCAATCAGAACATGAAAGCTATTTAGGTGCAAAAGGTGGCAGTGGAGTATAATTGGAATTGATTATCAAAGGAGTAAAAGATGAAATTCGTTCCTAGTAGTTTAAGCCCAATTCCAGAGAAAGGTCCACTGAGCGAGCATTATATAAATTTAAAGGTTAATTTATTAAAAGAACATCATTCCAAAATTGAAAATTTATATAACGAAGAAAAAAATGAATATGAAAAAGAAGCTTTGAAGGAAGAGGCACTGATTGGTGAAAACCAAGATGGCGAGCCCTATTGTTCAGATTATTGGATTTACCTCAGGGAATTAGAAGAAACTCACTTAAGGCTTCATAGGTATTCTATGATACTTGCAACGTATGCTTATGTAGAAACTAGCTTTGATAAGTTATGTTTCGAAATTGAGGAAAGACTTAATTTACCTATTTCGTATAAGGACTTAAAATCTGATGGGTTAACTCGCAGTGTGAGTTACATAGGCAAAGTTACAAAAGTAAAAGTTGATATGCCTTCCCATATATGGGGAAAAATAACCACATTGCAAAAACTTAGACATTGCATAATTCATTGCTCAGGTGACTTATCCAAATTGAGAGAAGAACAAACAGAAAAACCAAAGAAAACGACTAGGAACACGGCCCTAAACACTGATGGGTTAGGAATACTGGATAAAGATTTTTTGTTAGTTGACGAAAAATACATATCACAAATATTTGAAGATGTAAGAGAATATCTCATTTCCATATCAAGCCGTGTATATAAAGAACTTGCATCTATGTCATTAAATTAATATTGGAATAACAGTACATTTATAAAGAGCCAGCTTAACTCGCTGGCTTTTTTATAAACCCATTAATTCTAATTGTTGTTCACGAGGTAAGTTTTTAAGTAAAGAAGCGGCAAGTTCTGCCGTTGTTTGGCGTGGTGGGTTTAGGTAATGCTTAAATGCTAATGTACTAACAAACGTTGCCCCACAGTTTTTAACGTCTGTACATGATATATAGAGATCAGCTACATGGGTTGATTGGTTTTCTCTTGATGAAATAGTCGCTTTACTTCCACAGTTCGGACACGTTACCCGCATAGCCACACCAGTATAAATTAACAAAACAATAGCTGTGATTATATACAGTGTTCGTTTGTCTGACAAATAACCATCCCACTGCTAGCAGTGAACTCAAAGGCCGAAAAATTCACTCCTCCTCGCCTTCCGCTTTCGTGCAAAAAATGCGTCAAATTGACAACCCCAGTGACATGGCATTTTAAGCTAACCCTTGTGGTAAAAGGATCTAAAAAAAGTTTGAAAAGGATCTTAATGTCAAAAGTGTGACAATGTTTGACATAAAGTGACAATGAAAAGATCAAAAAGGTGGCGATTTACCCAATATTGAAATATCATTAATAAATTATCAGTTAAGTGATAAATAAATGATGAAATATCTACATAAAGGCTCGCAAAGCCAAGAGCGATTAGATGCACTTTTATCGTTTGGTAAAAGTACCAGCGAGGATATAAAAGCGGCACTCAGTGATTACCTAGTACGTGGCATTGGCAAGACCAATGCAGCAACACTTAATGGTGTACCCGGACCAAATTTAACAAGGGCACTTAAAAGGCTTGAGGTTGTTGCCGGAAAGGTTGAGAAAATAAAAGAGCTTGATTGGCAAAAGCGCTAGTCACTAGCGCTTTTCTTATTGTCTCTGCTTCGCCAAAATGCCCTAAACAACCGCATTAACCCAAGCGTTGAAACGGCAATCCCCACAATCACAAACTCAAAGTACCAGGGCGCACCTTTATAGCCCATCGCTTTCCAGCCTTCAGCCATATACGGCTGCATTGCAGGTATAAAGTGACAGATGAACAACCCCAAAAAGAATAAAATAATCACTTCATCCATTATGGTTTTGTCGCGGTTCTTCAGCACAATCAGGTCATAGTCAGCGTCGTTTTGTTCTGCTTGCATACAGCGCTTTGCCTTTGCTTCAAACTGGGCTATTTTAAAATTGTTTTCAGCCCGCGCTACATCTGCGGCCATTTCAGCTGCAATACGTTTACGCTCTACGTAGCCGCCGGTTAAGTCGGCAATTGGGTCCGTAATAAATGAAATGAGTGTTTTAAACCAGCCCATTATTTTATCCCCCTAATTAATTTAATAAACGCTTTTGGGTCTTTACTGAATGACTTGATCACTTTGTCGAGCCCTTCTAATAAGTGCGGGGCGGCGTAGGCCGTTACACCAATGACACCCGTTTTTAAACTTTCATCAAAACCACGCCATTCACAAAACATCGCGGCTAAGTAGGCCGCAAAAATCGCAATTAGTACGCTCATTAGGTAATGAAAAAACGTAAATTGTTTTTTGCTTAAATACATTTGAATAGTGGCTGCTAAAAAACTCAACATAAGTAATTGCCCCCATTGTTTAATAAACTCTGAAATATCTATCCAGCTCATGCGCTTTCCTTAACAGTCGGGTTTAAGTCTGAATACTCAGGCTCTTTAAATTGAATGTGCTGTGCAGCGGGTAAGTAGTTGTTAATACCCAGTACGTCTTGTTGAAGTGGCACAACTTCGTTGTTGTAATAAGCGCGGGTGATCTTGTCTAAATCACCAAAGCCTGGGCTATCACCTGACGATTGGCCGCTAAGTGCTTCTTGTGCACGGTGCATGCTGAGCATGTCGTTTAAGGTTATTTTTTTGATGCGCTCAAATTCGTCTTTGGTGGATATATCACCGACAGGCGTTATCTTTATCGACTTTTCAGCATCGGCTTTATTGCTGCGGAAATTAAAAAACAAGCTTCTAAAATTACCTACGCCTTTGCTGTTACGAATGGCATTCTTTAATGCTGTTTCATCGGCATCGCTTAAGTTCGGATCAGCCATAGAGAAGATAAAGCCCATATGTGCGCCGTTCTTGTAGTAACGGCGTCTAAACAAAGTGGCATCTTCATTGAGTAACGCTGACTGAATACCGCCATAGTATTGCGGTATGCCATAAATCCCCTGGGCTGGGTCATACTCTTTTACGTGAATCACTTCACCCGGTTTAAAATAAATCGGTTGGTGAGTGCGATTACTTAGTTGTGCATACACGCCACGCGTAGTGGTGTAACGCATAGTTAGTGCAGGCAAATGTCGCAGCTTAATGATTTGCCCAAATGAATTACGAATAATCTGCAAATAGGCGTTACCACTCCACAACAAATCAAACGCGAACTTGCTAAGTGCTTGATGGCTCAAAAGCGGGTTTGGTTTATACCACTTTAAGATCATGTTGCGCTTAAAGTAGAGTATTGGCCCGTGCTGGGCATTAACACGTAACAGCTTTACTAAACCTTGCAAGCTAATGGGTGGTGCATAAATGCCGTTGCTGTCACTAAATACACCAATGTAATCGGTTAGCCGGTTGTCTAAGCACGGCTCAGGATCACCAAAGCTAAAAGTGTCGGTTACGGCTGTTCGTTGGTTGTAGTTCGGCATTTGGCCGTTACTCACTTGTAATCGTGGTTTACTCATTAAGCTGCAATTCCTACAGAGGTTTGGCGGCTGTGGGCGTTGCCGTCCAATGGTTCAAATTTCATAGCATGCATAATTGCCCAAGCAATATCGGCATGACCTGTGGTGGCTGTGCGGTTTGTGGCATAGGTGATTTGGTCGCCAGAGACTTTACGACGAATATTAATAAACGAGCTGGCAATGTTTACTGCGTCTTCATCAAACTCAAAACGGCGATTTTTAATGACGTTAATAGCCTTAATAACCAGTTGGTTTTTAATAATTGGGTTGTAATGAATAGGCTCAGCATTTGGGAAAAACTTAGTGATCATTTCCCACACGCCATAACCAATGCCAGTGGTATCAACGCCAATATGTTGCACGTAGTATTTTTCGGTAAGCAGTTTTATTTCTGCGGCCATGGCTTCAAAGTCATTACCGCTTAAATCAATTGCTTCAAGCAGGCGGAACTTTTCACCAGGTTTCATCGGGCAGCTTAATACGGCAACACTGGCTTTATCACCAAAGCGGGCTGGGTCAAAACCAATCACCACCGGTTTTAAGGCAAACGGGCGTTCCCACTCTAAATTAAAGTCATCCCATTTAGATGAATCGCCAACACAGGCCATTATTTGGTTCAGGTTAAAGGCGCTGTGTGCATCATCAATAAACTTACACATAAACAAGTTATTAAACTCGTCCGTGCTGTATTCATTTTCAAGGACGTCAATATCAATGCGGTCAAAGCCTGAATTAACCACATCATGCACGGTGAGCATTTGGCGCCATATACCGTCATCACACAACATGCCATCTTTCAGCGCTGTGTGGCTTACATCAATTTCAAACTCAGGATCATTACAGGCTTTGGTTTTGCGATACCACTTACCATTCCAATGATCATACGCTTCATGGCTGGTAACTGATGGCGTACTAAAATAGGTAATGCGCAAATGCTTATGCGTTGCCATTGCTTGTGCAAGGCCGCGCAATGTTTTGTATTTAGGTATCCAAAACACTTCGTCTATGTATAAATCGCCGCTTTCCGATTGGGCCGTTCGTGCGTTGGTCGATTTGAAAATAAGCTTAACCGTTTTACCACCTTTAAGGTTTAACACCATGGGTGAGCCGGTTAATTCAATATCAAAGTGTTCACGCACTAGCGCGACAATATTGGCTTTAAATACTTCGGCTTGGTCGCGGCTCGCTGATATAAATATCTTGTTCCGGCCGTTTACTACGGCATCGTAGAATGCTTCAAATGCAAAGTAGAACGTTGCCCCAATTTGACGCGGCTTTAAGATAAACCGGCTACGATAGTCTTGGTTGTCGAACCAATGTTTTTGGTGTGGGTAAAGTAACTTGTCTTTAAGCTCGTTGAGCATATCAACGGTAATGCCAGAGCAATCGTTTTTCTTTTTCTTCTTCGACTTTTTATTGCTGCCATTCCCTTGATGACTAGGTGAGTCATCATTGCTGGCACGTTGTTTAGGTGCAGGGGCAAGTTTACTTTTATTCAGTGCGCAAAGCTGACGGGTACAAAAGTCGAGCTCTTTGTAATCCGCATCGGTTTTGTTTTCTTTGTCGGCCAATAAATTAATGCGCTTACTATATGCCATTTCAGCATTGTAGCTTGGGCACATATCTTCCCATTTACCAGCTTCAGCCCAGCGGCGAACACTACGCGCACTAGGCATGTCATCCAGCTCGGCAATTTCATCCACCGTATAGCCTTCAACCACATACAAGTCTTGTGCTTTTTTGCGTATTTCTGGTCCGTAGTTCGCCTTCATAATGCACCGCGTTTATTAATCCATAGCGGCAGTGTATTCGTAATAAAGCGCGTGATCTGTCAGATAAAAACCTATTAATTCCTAAAAGCTAAATATAGGAATTTCAAAAAGTTAAACCGTTGGAAAGGAGCAAAAAGAGGGTGCAAACTGCAAGCAACTTTAAAGCAAAACGCTCAACCAACAAAGGTTTTATTTATGCCAGGTCAACTACGTACAAAACCACTTTCTATTGCTGCGGTAGGCATGACTGTCGATGGTCGTGAAATCACAGAGCAAGACGTAGCCGACATTGTAGAAACCTACAACCCGCGTAAATATGGCGCACGTATCAACCTTGACCATGAATTTAATTGGTCGGGTTGGGCGGCTAAAAATTTACACAATGTTGATATAGCAGGCATGTTGGGTGATGTACTGAGTGTTGAAGCATACGAAAACGAAGAAGGTGTGGTGTGTTTATATGCAGTGCTGGCACCTAATCAAAACTTTGTTGAGCTAAACAAGGCTGACCAAGCTGTGTACTTCAGCATTGAAATAAACCGTGACTTTATGGGCTCGGGTAAAACCTACCTTACAGGCCTTGCGGTAACCGATTACCCAGCGAGCTGCTACACAGACCGTATTAATTTCAGTAGTAAGAGTAAGCCAGACGACAAGGACGTCGCCTTATTAAAAGTCGAATTAGGGGCATGTGATCCCGTCGATGATGAACCCCCTAAAAAACCCTTTTTTAAACGACTATTTTCATTCAATCAGGAAGAACCCGATATGAAACCAGCAGAATTAGCCACCGCATTAAAAGATGCACTGGGCACACCACTTGCCGAATTCAGCCAAAAGCTAGACAGCCTAACCGAAAAGCTTGATTCATTCTCAACCACCAAAGTGGAAGGTGAAGAAACACCGCCAGAAGATCAGCAAGGCACAGGCACTGACACAGAGTTAAGCCAGGTGAAAGACGAGCTATCAAGCACGAAAAAAGCACTTGAAGAATTAACGGCAAAGTTCGAACAAGCAACAAATACCCCTGCGGATGATACCACCAACGCCGACGATGAACCCGAAGGCGACGACGGTAAATACAGCAATTTACTGTAATCACACGCACTTAATCTAAATTAGCTAAACGCAGGAAAGAACATGAAGACAAGAACAAAAGAGTTATTTGTAGCCATTATGGCAGGCATGGCCGTTAACTATGGTGTGACTTCAATGTCAGAGCAATTTAACGTTGAGCCTACTGTAGAGCAGCGACTTTACGACGCGGTGTATGAATCGGCTGAATTTTTACAGATGATCAATACCGCGCCGGTTGATGACCTAGTAGGTCAATCGGTGATCATGAGTGTTGACGGTGGGGTGACTGGCCGTGCAGGTGTTGAAACTGACGACACCAAAGAACGTAAAACCCGTGATGTATCGAAACTAGATAAACGTGAATACCGTTGTTACCCAACAGAATGTGACATTCATATCACCTGGGTAAAAATGGATCAGTGGTCAAAATTTCCAGATTTCCACGAACGCTACCGTAACCATGTTCGCCAAGCAATTGCACTGGATATTATCAAAATTGGTTGGAACGGCACACATGCCGCCGATACGACAGACATTGTTGCATACCCAATGATGAATGATGTCAACATCGGTTGGTTGCAGTTACTACGTCGTGATGCACCGGAGCGTGTTGTTACTGAAGGTCTGACGCCTACCCAGATCCGTATTGGTGCAGGCGGCGACTATGAAAACCTAGATCAAGCAGTGCATGACGCATTGCAAGGTATTCCAGAGCATAAACGCGCCAACATGGTGGCGATTATCGGTGATGAACTTCTTGCACACGATAAAAATAAGCTTTACGCCAAGCAAGCACATACACCAAGTGAAAAAACCAAGATTGAGCTTCAACAGGTCATCGAAACCTATGGTGGCTTGGCAAGCTATAAAATTCCATTTTTCCCAGCTCGCGGCATTTTAGTCACCAGCTTTGACAATTTAAGTCATTACGTTCAGACAGGCTCAACCCGTACAAGCGTTGAAAATAACGCGAAGAAAAAACGTGTTGAAGACTACCTATCACGTAACGACTGTTACTACGTCGAAGACCTAGAAAAAGCGATTTACTTTGAATCAGCCAATGTGAAGTTGCCAAATCAAGCGGGCGATGACTGGGTGTAATTAACTAACAGCAGCAACCATTGCCGCCCTTATTTCCTAAAGTTTCGGGGGCGGCTTTTTTAACCAACTAGTAGAGTGTTTTTAAATGAGCTTAGTTAAAAAATCATTAGCCAAAACAGCAAGCGTTGTACCGTCTAGCACTGAAACACATGCGCCAACAGCAGCGATTGATGTCGCTCAAGCTAACGCGCCAGTAACCGAGAACGAGCAAAAAGAGTACCCGTTTTTTGTAGCGGCCATCGAGTCTGACTTAGCTCAACTAAAAACATTTACCGACATTGCAGATAAAGCCAGTTATAAGTCTGAAGCGTTAAAGCGTAACGACTACCTTGGCTACATCAAGCGTTATCGATTAAGCGGTCAAAACCATCACAACACAGTATTAGCATGGGTGTTTATTTGGCTTGTAGATCTCAAGCGTTGGGACGACGTGCTAGAGCTATTGCCTTTGATGGTCGAGCAAAAGCAGCCATTACCAACGGTGTTTAATACCAAGCATTGGCCTGCATTCGTTATCGATCAGCTTTATGACGATGCCAACTATTACCTATCGCAATCTGAGCAAGCGGGCCTATTCACCATTAGTTTTGTACTGCATCGCTTAATTACCACAGTTAAAAACCAAGATTGGACAGGTTTAGAAGTGGTAGGCGGCAAGCTTTACGCAATGGCGGCTAAAGTCGATGCATCACTTCATAACTACGGCTTTGCAGCGGCGTTCGCAGAGCAAGCATTAGCTATTAACGAGGGGGCAGGTGTGAAAGGTTTGCTAAAAGACCTGCAAAAGTTACTAAAACAAAGCGAGCCAGAACAAGCGGTTGACGCTGACTAGCTCCAACGCCGGTGGGCAACTTAGCACAGCGTTCGCATTGTTTGCTTAACGTATGTGACTAAGTGGCGCCCACACCCAATTTAATTGTTAGGTAAAGGTGTGTGATGAATTTAAGCGGTATGCCACAGGTAGATTTACAAAGCGTCAATGTTGATGTGCCAGGTAATGGCTATTACCCCGCATTAAGCACGGCACACTTTATTGAACATTACGCGGTTGCCAGTGAGTACGCGAACAAAAGCGATTTACTCGTTGAGAAGATCACCCGCGCACAAGCAGAGATTAATCAAGAGCTTGAAGGTGTGCAGCTTACTCATGGTGAGCCATTGAATGCGCAACAAGTGATTTTTTATCACGATGCGGTGTACAGCAAAGCCAAAGCAAACTTGCTGGTTTCAAAGCTGGGCAGTACGCACCGTGATAGCGCTACAGCACAAAGCCAATCTGCCATTGATAATCACGAACATTGGCAACATGAAAGCATCAACGCACTGCGTTTATTGCAATCACTTAGCGTCAATTTATCGGTTGAGCTGCTATGAGCCAAAGCAAAATAGCCAAGCTTAAGCAGCACTTAGTGGGGGCGGTCTACCAAGGCCATAAACTCGCGCTAGAGACGCAATTTGATTGTTGGATTGAGGGCGGGCGAATTGAGCCAAGCAGTAAAACAGTTAATGGCAATGGGTTGTTAGCAGCAAGGTTTTATTACTCGGGGGTTATTAGCATAAACCCGTGTGCAGCACCGGCAGCATTGATTTGTGTGTTTGCATCGTTTTGGTTGCAAAACAATGGCGGGCGTTTTGATAGCACCGATATTGAATTTAGTGCTGATGTTAACGACGACAACAGTAATGAAGTTGAGTTAACGATTGATCAGCTTTGTGAAGATATTGAATTAGTGCAGTCAGAGAATGGTCCGTTTGAATTAAACGGCAGCTGTTATGACTTTGGTGAGCAAAGTCTATGGATAGCTGAAGCGTTCACATTGCATGGGGAAGTAAGTCGTGCTTAACGTCAAATTTGACGAAGGCCAAAGCAAAGAACAATTAGCGTTTTTACAGCTGAAGCCAAATAAACGTCGTAACTTAATGCGTGGCTTGATCAGAAGTGCGAACCGGAGCAGCAAAGGGCGAATAACCCAACAAAAAGATTTAACGGGCAAAACGTGGAAAGGCAGAGCAAACGGTAAAAAGAAAAAAATGCTCACCAAGCTAAAGAGTCGAATGAAAGTGCGGTATGGGCCAAATAACGCCAGTGTTTATTTTAAAGATACCCGCACAGGCAAAATAGCCAGGGCGCAACAAGAAGGGATAAGCATTACTGCACAGGCGCCAAAAAATAACGGTGAGCAACGCAAGGAAGGGTTAGCAACACGCAATCAAGCCAGAGCATTAATTGCAGCCGGTTACAAAATACCACGCGGCAAAGGCAAGGGCGCCAAACGCGCAAGCATTAAATGGATAACTGAACACTTAAGTAAAAACCAAGCAGGATTTTTACTTAGAGATTTAAAGGGCGGCTCAAGTAAGAGCAAATGGCAAATTGATTTGCCTGCCCGCTCTTTCTTAGGACAAACCGCCTCTGAACAAAAAGAGCAACAGAGTTTTATTTTAAACAAAGCTATGCAAGTGGCGTAGCGCAAGCAAATAAGGAACGACCATGGCACAAGGTAAAGTATCCGTTGCAGCCATTCAAACAGGCAGTGGCGCTACCAAAGAAGTAGAACGCAGTGTGTTGTTTATTGGCCAAGCAGCCAAAAACAACGGCAGCATTCTAGCCATTAATGCACAAAGTGATTTTGATGATTTGTTTGGTGATGCAGACTCGCCATTAAAAACCCAAGTTAAGGCATGGCAGCGCAATGGCGATGATCTTGTTACTGGCTACGCGATTGCACATTCAGTTAGCGATAATGTCTTGACGCTGATTGATAAAGCAATGGATCAAGGTGTAAGCCCTGAAATCATTGTGGTTTGTACGCCAGTGACAGGTAAAGCCGAAGTAGAAAGTTACCAGGCAAAAGCACAAGAAGTACTATCGCGTTTTGCGCGTCGCGTGCGCTTTTTAGTAGCCGCGCCAGGCTTAGCTGAAGGCCAAAATTGGGCTGATTTAGTGCCAGCATTGCAACCTTTGGTTGAAGGTGTGGTGGCTGATCGTGTGGCGGTTATTCCGCTTTTATTCGGTGACGAACTAGGCGCCGTTACGGGTCGATTATGCAAAAGCTCAGTTACGATTGCTGACAGCCCAATGCGTGTTTTAACTGGGGCAATGTCATTAATGCCATTGCCTGTGGATGCGACAGATAACCCACTGACAAATGCAACCACGGCGGCACTGGATGCCTTACGTTTAAGTTGTACGCAGTTTTATCCCGACTTCGATGGGGTTTATTTCGGTGACGTCAATATGTTGGACGCTGAAGGCGGCGACTTTCAGCGAATTGAAACAGGCCGAATTGTTGATAAAGCAGCGCGTGATGTTCGCATTATTGCCATTCAACAGATCAAAAACCGCCGTTTAAACAACAGTGCCAGTGGCATTGAATTTGGCAAACGTGTCATGGGTAAACCACTGCGTGATATGAGCAAGTCTATCAACATTGGCGCCGATAAGTTCCCTGGTCTGATTGATGCGCCAACAGATGACAGCATAAACCTCACTTTTATGGATGCACGAACGTTACAAGTTGTGCTGAAAGTTAAACCGATTGATTCCCCTAGCACAATTATTGTTGGGATCATGCTAGACGACGCAGAGTAAGGAAAGCGCCATGACTCAAAAAGTATTAGGCGGTAAGGACTTCGATATCTTCATTGGTTCTTCAATGGTGCATGTTATCGAAGCCACCGTAAAAATCACCGATGGCCGTAAACCAAAATATGTACGCGGTGTACCAAAAGGATTTATTGATGGTCCAGTCGAAGCCGAAGTAACGCTAAAGCTTGATCATGAAAACTGGTTAATCGTGCAAGCGCAAGCTGAACAAGCGGGCAGTTGGAAAGGCATTGAACCGTTTGATGTGGCATTTAACGCTGAAGTGTCTGCGGGCAAGAAAAACATTGAAGCATTTGGTTGTTTGCCACAGCTTGAAGAAATCTTGAATCTGAAAGCTGAAGGTGGCGAAGAAGATACAACGTCTATCAAGTGCCCAGTAACGAGCCCTGATTTTGTAAAAATCAATGGTGTGCCTTACCTGACAGCTGAAGAAGTGAGAGATCTGTAATGTCTAAAGCCATTCGAAACCTAACTGTAACGACACTCATTAATACCATGCAAGCGTGTGGGCACACATTATTTGAAGGTGAATTAAACCTAAACATCATAGGTATTCGTCATGCAAATACACGGGCGAACACCTTTAACGATGCTATTTGTGTGTTGTATCAGGAAGGCGGCGAATGGCAGCTTAAGCAATTTAAAGCAACGACAGATGCAGGGCTTTATTGGCGCAAGCACCCTATGAACGTAGATGGTACAGCCGTGCTTATTGCAGGACAGCATAAAAGCTTATGGCGCCTTGGTTACCACCAAGGCAAGTACCGTGCGTTAGTGCAACATAAACCAGTTGTTGTTTTACGCGACAACAACCAAGACACCGAGTTAGACACGGACGTCACACCCCAAGCAGTGCTACAGCAAGGTTATTTTGGCATCAACTGCCATCGCGCAAACAGTAAAACCACATCAACCCAAGTTGATAAGTGGTCAGCTGGTTGTCAGGTGTTTGCAAGCCCTAATGACTTTGATGATTTTATTGCTTTGTGTGAGCAATCAGCAGCCAAGTACGGCCCTTATTTTACATACACGCTGCTAGAACAAGCAGACATTAAAGAGAGCAAAGAACATGGCGTTTGAAAAAAAGATCACAGTCGAAACACCTAAAGGTGAAATTACATTCAGTATTAATACAACTGACTATAACAAGTATCTAAATACAACTCAGCCTAACAATAAGGTTCAGCCGGCTACTAACTTTTTATTGAATACGGTTGAAGAACAGGATGCAAAAAAATTAAAAGAATTAGTGCAAGAGCCGGGTGCTGCATTATTTCTAGTTGGCGCTGTGGTTGAAGAATACCAGCCAGAGTTTAATTTCACCGTAAAAAAATCGAAAGCCGAGCCAAGCAAATAGGTAAAAACAGGTTAGATCAGTTATTGGCATACCATGCTAAATATTTTGGTGGTATGCCAGTGACGGATGAAAGCTTGGCGCAGGCGCTATACCTACAAACAAGTGAACAAGAAAACTTTGCAACAGCCGTAAACAACGGAATTTGCATAGCACTAAGCGGCGATTAATTAATGGCAACACTCAGCAAGTTAGACAAGCTTACTTATTCAATTGGCATCATTGACAAAGTTACTGGGCCCGTTAATAAAGTGATGGCTAAAATCAATCAGCTGAGTCAGCAAGCTGCTGCTGCACAAGATCAGATGATGCGAGGTGCCGCTACCGCTGTTGCGGGCGGTTTTGCACTTGCGCGTTCCCTTACCCCCGCAATAGATCATGTCGCGGCCATTGGTGAAGTTCAGTCACTGGGGGTCGCGGATGAGGCCCTACAAAAATTAACAAAAACATCTTACGAATTTGGCTTTCAATTTGGCGGTAACTCCGCTGAGTTTGTACGTAGCGCTTACGATATTCAATCAGCGATTGCTGGTTTAAGTGGTGATGAACTATCAGAGTTCACTAAAACTTCAAATATACTTGCTGTTGCAACTAAGGCTGATGCAGCGACGATTACCTCATATATGGGCACAATGTACGGCATATTTGAGAAAACAGCTAACAAAATGGGCAAGGCTGATTGGGTAAACCAAATAGCAGGCCAAACCGCTACCGCAGTGCAGCTTTATAAAACCACTGGTGCTGAGATGCAGGCGGCGTTTTCAAATCTTGGTGCTACAGCAACTAATATCGGATTAAGCTCGGCTCAACAGTTTGCTTTGGTTGGCGAACTTCAATTAGTTGCAAAATCAGGATCAGTGGCAGGAACTCAGGCTGCTTCGTTATTGCAAGGTATAGGTAAAGCTGAACAGGCACTGGGTATTCAATTAACTGCTGATAATGGCGATATGCTGGCTATTGATGTAGTACTTGGGCGAATTAATGAGCGGTTGTCATCACTTGGTTCGGTGGCACGTGGCGATGTATTAACACAAATATTCGGGAAACAAGGTGCAAAAGCTGTTGATGTACTAAGTACTAAAGTAGATAAACTAAAAGAAGGTATTAACGTTTTTGAAAATGTTCAGGACAGTTCAAAAGCACAAGAAATGGCAAACATCATTGCTAGTCCATGGGATCGGCTAGGTGGTTCGTTTAATGCGGCTGCAACTGCAATGGGGAATCGCTTATTGCCAGTCGTCGAACCCTTTGTTGAAATGCTTGCCGCAGGCTTTGCAGGTATCGTTGCACTAACCGAGCAATTCCCTGTGTTATCCAGCGCCCTTGCAACCGCGGTGGTTGTGGTAGTTGGCTTGGTAACAGCATTTGGTTTAGCGAATTTTGCTATGGGCTTGTTTAAATACTCAGGCTTAACATTAACACCAATTATCAGTGGCCTTAAATATGCTACTGGGCTTTATTCAACCGCTAATAAAGCGTTAGCTTCATCATTAGCTTTATCGACAGGGGCGACAAATAAAGCGCGAACAGTCAGCGCATTAACCGCAGCGCAAACAATGGCGCAAACCAAGGCTACACAAACAGCATCGATTGTTACAACGCTTTACGCAGGCGCAACTAATAAAGCACGTATTGCCTACGAGTTATTTAATAACCGCCTACTTATGCCAAGCGGTTTGATTTTGTCACGTATTAAAGCCCTCGGCTTTATTGGCACTATGAAAGCCATACCAACAGTGTTAGCAGCAGGCCTTGCCAGTATGGGTAAGTTTGCAATGGGGCTATTTAACGTCACCCGTATTATGGGGTTTTTAAACGCCGTTATGCTTGCCAATCCAATCGGTGTGATCATTGGTTTGGTCGCATTACTTGCCGCCATAGTTTATAAATATTGGCAGCCTATTAAAGCCTTTATGTCTGGTTTTTGGGATGGGTTTGTACACAGTTTAGCCCCAGTAATTGATGTGTTTAGCGGACTAGGTAAAGCACTCGAGCCAATAATATCTGCTATAAAAAGTGCCTTTATGTGGTTTGCTTCGTTATTTTCACCTGTTGATAAATCAGGAAAGGCACTTGAAGAAATAACTTCAACAGGTCAAGCATTTGGTCTTATCTTTGGCGCCGCACTTGATATTTTACTTTTACCACTTAAAGCAGTTGTTTGGGGGATCACTAAAGTTATTAGCGCAGTAACATGGTTAGCTGAATCTATTAGCAACATGTGGGATGCTGTTAAATCACCGCTAGGTAGCTTTTTCGACTTTATCACAACTGTGTTTAGCTGGTCGCCAATGGGGCTCATGATGCAGGGCTATGGTAAGGCCTTCGATTGGTTGAGTGAGAAAGTAGGTGGTTTGAAAGGTGTTGTTGATTCAATAAAAGATTTTTTTAATTTTGGCGATGATGAAACAACAGTAAAAGCAACGAAAGTCATTGAGAACACACAAGCACCACAACCTAATAACTTTGTCATGCAAAATGCCGATCAAGCATTTAGCCGTGACTACGGTCAAACAGTAATTAGCAAAGCAGCAATGCAGCCGGCTAACTCAGTTATAACAACTAACACATTGAATAGCGCGGTTAGAAATAACGTGAGCAATGTAGCAACACAAGCGGCGAACTCAGCTACATCAAATACAGCAGTGAACAGCGTCATTGAAAAAAGCGTGAGCAATACAGCAACACAAGTGGCTAACTCTGTGACAGCAAAAACAGCAGTGAACAGCGCAGTTGAAAACAGTGCGAGTAATGTAGCGACACAAGCGGTTAATTCAGTTTCAGCAAATACAGCAGTGAATAGCGCTATTGAAAACAGCGCAAGCAATACAGCGATTCAAACGGCGAACTCAGTGACAGCAAACACAGCAGTGAATAGCGTAATTGAAAACAGCGTGAGCAACGTAGCAACACAGGCGGCTAATTCAATCACAGCAATGAGTAACTATGCTGCAGCAAACGACGCAATTAACACACCGGTATCGAGCACAGCTACAAATAACTATGTTGGCCAAAGCACTCAATTAACACAGTTAGCCACACAATCGGCGCTACAGAGTACTGTTGTAAACCCAACTAATAATTTTACTAACGCGGCAAATTCACCTGTATTTGATAGCTCAAGTGTGCAACTTGCAAGCTTAAACCAAGCTCAATCAACATTGCAGACGTTACCCACTACTAAAACGGATCAGGTGATTACTAACGCTGTAAACACCAGTGCATACAAAGTTGACCAATTAAGTAATGAGCAGGAACAGCAAAGTAATAGTTATAAAGCCAAAGTGCAAAAGTCATCTTTTTTGCAAAACCTAACACGCAATACAAGTTACACAGATAGCCGCAGCGATAGCGACAATCGTAAGAGTGTGCATATTGATAGCTTAACAATTAAGTCAGATGACCCCGCACAGAGTTTTGAGCAACTTATGGAGCTGGCGGGGTGATGGTTAAAGTAAATATCGATTTAAACATTTTAGATAACGACATTGCGCTAGATAGCTTTGCCGTTCCTAGCCAGCTAACTAGCACTGATGTGATAGCGCAAGACATAAAACATCGCATTATCGAAAGTGGCAAATTAACAGAGCTAATTGGTCTTAGAAATAAAAATATCGTATCAAAAATTTTGACAGAAATTGAACTAATTGTTGAACAAGATCAGCGCCTAGAGTCAGGCACAATCAAAGTAGTTAAAACCATTACAGGTGAAATAAGTGTGACAGCTAAAACGATTGAAGGGGCAGTTTGATGGATTACAGCGCGTTATTTAAGCAAGAACTTCAAGCCGCAGGGATACCCGTTACAGAAGAAGAACTAGAGGCTGTGTGGCAAAAACATGTTGATCAGGGCCAGTTTTCGGTTAGTAACACAAGCACATTTAGTCCGTTCTTTCGTTTGCAAAAATCAATCATGGTTGAACCCGCAAAAGATCTAATCAATGGCTTAATAACTGAAGTGATGCCGAACTCGTTTGTCATGCTTGCAAAAAATGAATGGTTAGAGCAACACGGCCAAGCACGAAAAACAACAAAGCTACCAGCTGTAGCAGCCCAAGGCTTAGTGACTATCAGCCGAACTGAATCAGATACATCATTAACAGTACCAGCAGGCACCATAATTGAAAGCTTACCAATTAACGGCCAAGTATATCGAGTTCAAACATTGTTCGACCAAGTATTTGCAATAGGTGAACTTAACCATAACGTGATGGTAGAAGCTGAGATGGCAGGGCAAAACTATAATTTAGCAGCCGGCTATTATGTTCGCGTTCTTAGCGACATCGAAGGACTAAGCGCAACGAACAGCGCTGATTGGTTAACGATTGCAGGGCAAGATATCGAATCAGATGATAATTATCGTCTGCGTATTCGTGATGCATTTGGCTCGTTGGGTGATTATCACGTAGATGCTGTTTATCGTTCAATTATTGCGAGCTTTGCTGGTATCAAGTCTGACAACATCGTATTTGATAAAACTGCACCGCGTGGTCCAGGTAGTGCAAATGCCTATGTTTATTTAGATGTGGGCCAAATTAGCCAAGCCGTACTTGATCAAATAAATAACCACATTGCAGCGGGTAACCATGGCAGCGGCGATGACATGCAAGTATTTGCAATAAGTACACAACAAGTCGATGTTACAGCGAGCTATCAGCAACACCCAAATACACAAGACAGACGTGCAGAAATAGAGCAATTTATTCGTGCGGCATTTAGAGAGAATGCTGCTTTTGCCAATGTCACTAGATGTAAGCCTAATGAGCTTTTTAGTTTTAGCCAGCTAGCCAGTGAATTACATAATCAATTTGCTGAGCTTAAAACCATTCGTTTTGAAACCAGTGACATTGCGTGTGAGTTGTGGCTACCAACGTTAAATAGTGTGGTGCTTAATCATGTCTGATTTAACACCGCAATTACCAACGTGGATGGATGGCCAAAATGTCACAGCGTTAGCGAAGGTGGCACAGGGCTATTGGCAGGAAATTGAAAGCTACTTGTTTTGGTGGCTTGAGCAACAACACAGTGAAGATGCGCAGGCTGCAATACTCGACTTACTTGCATGGGAACGCGACATCAAGCGTTTACCAGGTGAAGCACTATCACTGTATGGATTGCGCGTAAAACACGCGTTTGAAAACGCCAAAGACGCTGGTTACAACGTGGGCATGGAGCAAATATTTAAACGTTTGGGATTTGGTCATATCACGATATCTGAACGCCTTCCTGATTTTGATTGGGATATGGTCGAAATCGCCATGTTAGAGAGTGAGTTCAGCGGCAAAGAACAATTAGTGAATGAGTTAATCAAGCAATACGGACGAACTTGCCGACGTTATTTTTTAAGTGCCATGGCAGCTGTTAATACGACACATGCAACAGCATTAGTTGAGTTTGAAAAAGAGGTGACAGGGTGAGTCAATTAAAAATTACCAATGCCGGAATTGATTACCGCAACGCGGTGTTTGCAGGAGAAGAAGTGCAAAATATTACGCATTTTATTTTTGCAAACATGCCAGACCAAGATGCCACGGCACCGATAGATCCTAATATTACTATTCCAACTGATGTTTTACATTCTCAGCCTATTAAAGCTGTTTCAAAAGTGGATGGTAATGCGGTAGTGATCAGTGCCGTTCTGGGCTACGACGTGGGGGATTTTGAATACAACTGGTATGGTGTCGTTGCAACCAAACAAAATGGTGATGAGGTCTTAATTGCCGTTGTTACAACTGAGCTACAAACCAAAACCAAAACGGTGGGTGCTGTCACAGGTAATTATTCAGTTAAAAGTATCGTGTGGCGAAGCCAAAATATAGCTGATGACTTAAACATAACGCTAGCTGTTTTGCCATGGCAGGTACAAGACGAAGAGTTAGTAAGTAAAGCTGTATTTGATGCGCATAATCATGATGATAGCTATTTAACAAAGACTGATGCAGATAACTATGCCCATAAATTGAAGGTAAATGCATTTACTAAACCAATAACTATCGGTGGAGAAGTTTTAGCGAACAGTAGTGCAATATTTCAAGTTAAAGGTTTTATGCGTGTCGGTACAATTTTTCTCAGTGAAGGTAAAGAGGCAGAAGGCAATGGCGTTGAGCTCAGTAACAGCAATGGACAATTGTATTGGAACAATAACAAGCTTATTCATCATGGCAATATGGGGGCAGGCTCTGGTGTTGACGCTGATAAATTGGATGGTAAGGACGCTACTTATTTTGCTAGAAGCGAAGACGTAAAAACTGCTGTTCCTGCAAATGCGCTTTTCACAGACACTAATACTTGGCGCGCTGTAGTTGACAACTTAACTAGCACAGCAGCAGATAAGTCATTGAGCGCTAATCAAGGTCGTATTATAAAGCAGATGATTGATCAGGTTAATGCGCTGCTTACATCAGACGATACAACGCTTAATGAAATTCAAGAGGTTGTCAATTTCATTAAGCAAAACAGAGAAACCCTTGATTCATTGGGCATTAGTAATATTGCAGGGCTACAAAATGCGTTAGATACAAAGTTTAATAAATCTGATGCGACATATTATGCGCATAAGAGTAAAGCGAATGTATTTGGTAGTACGCAACAGATTGACACCACAGGAACCGCCTTAATTATTGGTGGCTCAGGAAATCAAGACGATCAAGATATTTCTGTTTATTTCGGAAATAGCATAAATGGCGGTATGGGGTATAACCTGACCTACAAGGGAACAGGTTTGGGGAATGAAAACGCCTTTGAATTATCATCTACAAATGGCGCAAAACCAAACTTAGTATTTCGTGCCTTGCAGGATGGTACTTTCGATATTTCTCAGCTAAATGCAAAAGTGGCGGGTAACATTATCTGGCATGCTGGAAATATGGGCGCCGGTTCAAATCTTGATGCTGATAAATTAGATGGATTACAAGCCGAACAGTTTTTGCGAGCCGATAGAACCGACACAATGAAGGGTAATTTAAAAGTTGATGTAAACGCTTCATACGACGATCTAGCCAGCAACGCACCATCTAACGTAGGTCAATTCAAAATTGAGTCAGGCAATAATGCTGTTTCATTCGGTCTTGATGAGGTCACAAATTCACGTAAGGCGTGGATACAGGTTGGTCACAACTCTAATGCTTATCCATCAGGACACGTTCAAGGTAAATTAGCACTCAACCCAATGGGCGGCGATGTTGAAATTAATGGCAGCAAAGCATGGCATGCGGGAAATATGGGAGCTGGTTCAGGCCTTGATGCCGATAAGCTTGATGGCCTACAAGCCAGCCAGCTTGCACGAACAGATGCTGAAACAGTATTTAAAAAGCCCATCGTATTAGGTGAAAAGATACTACAAGGTAGTACTGCATCAATTCAGGTAAAGGGGTTTATGCGTGTTGGTAGTATTTTTCTTAGTGAAGGTTTAACAGCTGAAGGCAGTGGCGTTGAATTAAGTAATGAAAATGGCCAGCTAAAGTGGAATGGAGTAAAGATACTTCACGCAGGCAATATGGGGGCTGGCTCTGGTATTGATGCGGATAAGCTTGATGGCCATGAAGGTGATTATTTTGCAAAAGCAAGTGATTTAGAAAACCTCGGTGAATCAAGAAAGTTCAGTCGGTCTAGCACTATTAACATATTTCGTAGACACTCACTGGGTGCGGGTAACTACATTGCCCCTTCTTTGCGCAGTGATGGTCTCGCGCTGCAAGATCAAGATTGGTTTTCCATTCGTGCCGTGGGTGGTGAGCCAGCTATAAGTATCAAAAACAATTTAACAACTAAATTTAGACGTCTCGCAGATGGTGCAATGGATTCCCAAGTAACAATTATTGCAGACGACAGAAACGAACGTGTGTTTGTTTATAACAAAACAGATAATGTGTGGGAGTTTTAACAAGTGGAAAGTATTGTTACCCAAAGCAATGACGGCTTTAAAGATGGTGAATTTCAATTTAGTGAAACTAAATGGTTACCTTGGCCTTCAGCTATAAAACCCGATTTTGCCGGGGTTCGAGCATTAGATTCTGATGATAATGTTTATTTCCCCGATCCTTATGCAAATGATGGCAGTTATGTTAAGCAAGTTTCTCATCAAATAACGTACTACAACGCGGACGGTACTATAAAGTGGAATATAAGTATTACAAGTATCTTCCTACATAACGGTGCGCAGCTTGGTTATGGGCGTATGAATGGTATTTTTCATTTGATTAATGGTGTTCCGCACTTTGTAGGGACTTACGCCCTTGATAATACAAACTATTGTTTTTATGCGATTAACCTTGATGATAGAGAAATCATCAAAGGCAATTGGTTTGATCCCAATGTATCTGTTTTTCAGCAGTTTGGCATACTGGAAGATAACACTTTGGTTGCTATGTGTCTCACGTCTAATAACGCAGTAGCAAAAGCATTTGAAGTTGATGATGCTATGAACTTGGGAAATGAAATTGTTGGATGTGGCTATGTTAGTAATCTTTCAACAACAACCAGTGGGGCTACTAAAACTGCTCTGATAGGCGTGCCTTTGTTCAATGGTTGCGTATCGCTATTACATGGGTTTTACGCAAACTCAAATTCCACTCAATATGATTTGATAGGTATGCGTTGGGGTATCAATGCAAGCCTAGATTTTACAGGCTCAGACATAAAAACAGCCGTAAAAACAACGCATGATTTTGCACACAACTCGTTTACGCGAATTTGGCAGTTATCCAAAGATATCTTTGTTCAATACAGAGATAAGGTTGAGGCGTATGTTAATTATGCCCCGTCAGGGAATACCTATTATCACAGGTCTGATTTAGAGTCTTGGGCATCTGATTCCCTCTATGCAACTCATAGCATACGCATTCCGAAACGAGAGGTTTAATATATGTTAGTTTTGATTAAAGTTAATGCGGGTTTGATAGCGCCACAGTTGCCAGATGAAAGCACTCTATTTGAAAATCAAGAGATTGTTGTAATCGAAGGGAAAGACTATTTATTTGCTGATTACGTTGGCATGAAATGGATAGAGTCAGATCATAATGTCGATGACTATTTAAGGTCATTAGACAATCAAAGTGAACCTTTTTTAATTGAGTTAACAAATATCACTGTGACAGGTGAGCATGTCTCGTTGGGTAATGGTGGGATTTGGTGGATACCACAAAGCGAACGATTTGAATTAACTGCAAACGTCGAATTACCTGATAGCGATATGATGATCATCATTGAGCGTGTAGCCAATGGTACACATGTCATTGATGATATACGTGTTAAAGCACAGATCATTGACGGAATAGTGACGATAAAAGGTGTGTTTTCGCAATCAGGGAATTATCAAATTACAGCAGAACGCTTAAATGCAGGGTTAGATATTATCGAAGCACCTTTTAGATTAGCGTTCGATAAAGTGGAGTTTGATGCATATGTATAGTGTGAAGCTCCACTTTATGAAACAGGGCAAAGCTAAGCTACTGGAGCCATTACACACCCTATTTGGTGATGTGCACAGAGGGTTTGAAACAGATGGTTTTTCGATGCCTTGGTACGTTCGTTGGTTTCACAACCCATTTGGTCAAGGCTTAGAGGCTGCAATCTGGCATGACTTTGCTTTGAAAACGGGCAGGCAGCATCCACACGCAGAGTTTCTTCAACTCTTATTGTTCTATGGTGTTCCGCGTTGGAAAGCCTATCCTATGTGGTTTTTTGTTTCTCTATACAGTCAATGTAAGCGTTTGTTTAAGGCTTTTTGATGAAGTTCCCTTTGTCATTTAAAACATCAAACAGAGAAGCGTTGAATGCTGCCTGTCAAAATGTGTATATCATTGGCTTAAATAGCTACCAAACGCCAAGTTTGATCACCGCCGCCGCAGGCAGTCAGTCGTTAGCTACAGCAGTTAAAGACATGACAAGGCAAACACGACCAAACATTTTTAATGCCGTTATTTTAAGTTGTAGTTCGGCACATATTGATGACTTTATAAATCAGTTAACAGCGTTTAATGAGTTGTGCCCACTCCCCATTTTTTTGCATGCGGAACAACATGCAAAAAGCTTAGTAACACTCGATACCGATAAGATGAAACTGCCAACTACAGAGCAATCTATCGAGTGGCAAGGTTTGCGTGATTGCTGCGGTATTACCGCATTATCACATGCGTTTGTAGATCAAAGCTTACAGCTGGTGAGTGATGAAGGTGTGCAACTGATTAGCGATATAGATACCGCACTAAACGATGCGGCGCAGTTAAAGTCTGCAAGAAATTCACGGTTAAGTTTATCTAGGTTCAAAGCTGGCCCCCATATATCTATCACACACAGTAATGCACAAAGTGCACGGGCGTTGGGACAGCAAATTGAACTGTTAGGTAACAATGACAAGCATTGGGCATATTGTGCGTTTGTTGGTAGTACTGAACAAATCACACCAATAAAAGAGCTATTTTCATGATCACATTAAATGGCTGGCAAGTCCCAGGTTACGAAATACGTATAAATTGCGGCATTAAACTGCCAAGTGATGACCTAAGCGGGTTTGGTTCGTTTGCGCTATCAGGCGATAAAGGTGTTAAGCCAGGTGTTATCACCGTCAATACTAAAATCCCGTTCGTCGATTCGAGTGAGCTTGCAGAGTTGATAGGCCAAGCTAAGTCAATAGATGAAAATGGGGCGCGAACTGTATTTACAATTAACAGTGATATCACACAGGCTTATAAAATCCGTAAAGCTAAGTTCAATGGGGAAGTAAAAGCAACCGAGCTTGAGGAAGTAAAAGCCTGGCAAGTGACATTTAAATTGCTTGAAGTGCTATCAACCGCAGAGCGTAGCCAGCAACAAATAGACGGTAAAGCAAAAGAGAATAGCCAAACACAGGCTGTTGACGGGCACACCACAGTACAAACCGCATTTGAGAAAAGTGAAGGGCCATGAGTCATAGGCTAATTAGAGTGCTTACAATTGGTGGCCTTCAAGTTACGAACATTGTGAGTGACAGCATTCAACTGGACTTATTCAGTACAGGCCGTGCAAGCTTTGTTGTGGTAACAGAAAAAGAGCCACAGGGCTTAGTTGAGCTGCATATTGGTTATGAAAAAGACGCTATGCAGCCTTACTTTTTAGGGGTCATAGAAGCCAAACACCAAAGTAATGGGCGGTGGTTTTTGACATGTCGTGAATTAATCGGTGCGTTATCGTTTGCGCACCATTTTGCTATTCGTCACGCAACGTTTGCAAATGTATGTGACGAGCTGAGCAAGGTAGGGATTGAGTTTATTTACCCAGATGCAGACTACACTAACACCCCCGTGCCTGCGTTCTACCACCAAGGATCTGGCATTGAAGCAATGCGCCAATGTGAGCAGGTCTTTAGCATTCCTAACTTTATATTTCAACAACGCCCAGACGGCAAAGTATATGCTGGCAGTTGGCACGACTCACGCTGGGCTGAAACCGAAATTAACGAATTTGAAGAACACCCGATAAACGTAACAGCATCAAACACGGGCGCATTGATGGCCGTGCCAAAGTTGCGCCCGGGCATAAAGTTGAATGGTCGGTTTATTACAGAAGTGACATTAACAGCAGATAAGCAGGTGATCAGATGGTCAAAAACGCTATAAAGCGCTTAGTACTTCGATACTTCCCTGAACTTGGGCAGCGCAAGCATTTACCACAGCTTGCACGTATTGAACGTGTTTATGATTTACCTAGTGTCGCAATGATAAGCAGCGCGTTTAAACCACTCAAAGCTGCTGATGTACAGTTATTAAACCCAAGAACAGGTGAGCCATTAGCTGTGCCCGTATTTGAACAAGTTACACTTGGTACAGGCCAAGCACCGGATCATGGGTTATTAAACGAACCTGCACCTGGTATGCATTGTTTAATACAATATATCGATGGTTTAAATAGCTATCCAGTGGTAACCAGCTTATTGCCTTGGCAATCCTTAGTGCCAGAACACAAACGCACAGACGTTACGCTACAGCAAAACAGTCGCAGTAAGTTACAGGGCCGTGATGGTCATTGGCATTTATCGACAGATGGTGACATAACGCAAACAAGCGATAGCAGTAAAATAGAATCGCGCAACCGCGACGAGAAATATCATCAACGAACCTGCACTATAGACACCCACGACATTACAAAGGTAGATGGAAACCAAATTAATGAAGTGATGGGCGCACTAAAAACGGTGGTAGGTGAAAAGGCCTTAATTGTTGCACTTGAGGGCTTATTACTTGGCAGTAAGAAACAGGTGGATATTGAAGCCACTGAAAGCATGAACTTAAAAACATTAAAGAACCTACACGCAAAGGCAAGTGAACTTGCCAAGGTCGAAGGTAAAACAGTGTGGCTAGGGGATAGCTCAGTTAATGTGGCTCAAGTGCTACTTGATTTAATAGGCTTAGTAAAAGACATAAACCAAAGCCTAGAAAACCACGGGCATACTAGCGCAGGTGCAGGGCCGCCAATAACAAAAGTTGAATTCACTAGTCATAAAACTAAAGCAAGCACCTTAAAAGGTAAGTTAGAGCCAATAGTTGAGTTGTAAAACTATTTTCACGTTATTGATTTATTCTTTTGAAAAAAGAGCTAAAAGGAGACAATCTATATTGCTATTATCTCTATGCTGTACATTAGAGTTTTATAGTGAGAATATAATTAATAGTAAAAAATATGAAAATAAGGAAGTTAAATGACGAAAAAAGTACTAATCTCCTTTTTAATTATACCGACTATTTGCGCTGCATTACCCAAACAACAAGATACTAAATTAATTGATTTTTCGATGGCTAATTTAGCCTGTGCTGCTGTACAACGAGTAAACCCAAAAGTAGTAAGCCTCAAGTACAAAGGATATTATAAAGATTCTGTACTTCAATACCAACGCTATCACAAGGTAACAGAGCTGGTAGCAGAGAAACATCAAAGCGGAACTTTAAACATACTTACTTCAAAGAATGTAATTAAAGCACAATCTTTAAACACAGTAAGTGGAGCTCAAAAATACTTAGAAAAATTTTTGATAAAAGTAGATGCTGAGCGATGTAGTGATTTAAATAAAGTAATAAAAAATCAACTTTAAATGAGTTAATTTGTTGATTCATTTTGCTAGGAAAGATCTATGAAAAGTTTATTGGGAGTTAGTAATCTCATACCGAATAGAAAATATTGGTGTTCTTATAGTATTCACAGTGAGTTAAACTTAATGCTCTATCAAGGTAATGGCTTATTCCAATACAAAGCTTTAACTCTAGTTATAGATGATATTAAGGTGATGTTTAAAGGCAACAAACCTACGATACCTTCGAGTGAGTTGGTTAAAGGTAAGCTCTATTGGTGTCATTACAGTTCAGATAATGTTTTAGAGCTTATGCGTTATCAAGGACAAGGTTTAGTGTATTTAGTAGGTAAAGATCATGATACACTTTTAAGTAAGGTTAAGGTCGCATTTGAAAGTTTATAACCTTATAAGTATAAAAAATTAAGTAAACTTGTCGTGCAGATTATGCGGAAATAGTTGTGTATAAACTTGCCACAAAATATTTAAATTACGGTGGCCTGTAACCTGGGCTACTTCTTCGATTGAATAGCCTTTTTCAAATAATCGGCTAGCACCTTCACGGCGCAGGTCATGATAGCGTAAATCCTCAATACCCAAAGCATTCCGTACACGTTGAAAACCAGCTGAAACTGACTTAGGGTTGTAAGGAAAGATTAATTCATCACTTGTAGGTTGCTTAAGAACTATATCAAAAGAGCCTGCAAGTAACGGCACAACCATGTGATTGCCTTCTTTTTTACGTGGGTCTTTTCTGTCACGAACTAAAATAGTTTTATGTTCTTCGTTTAGATCATCCCAGCGCAACTTACACACTTCGCCAATACGCATACAAGTTAAAATACTAAAATCTAAAATATCTAAAAAAGGTATTCTTACTTTGCCGTTAGGCCTAAAATTCATGCGTTCTTGTAAACCTTTACGCAATTTATCTAATTCGTTTTCAGTAGGGCGCCTAGTTCGTTTTTGGCTTTTACCAACCAAGCCCATCTCAATTAATACCGGCACTGCATCTTCGAATATTTTATAGTTAGCATCGATGTTCCATACTGGCCCCGCTTTTTTCATAACACTGCGTAAATAGGCAATGTCATGATAAATGGTTGCTGGTCCAGCTCCTGCACTTCTGCGGTTTTTACAATGCTCGATTAAATCACTGGCTTTAAGTGCGTTAGATTCTACTTTTGCAATATCGCAATCAATCAGCATCTTTATCACAAACTGTTTTGTGCGGCCTGTAGTATTCCAAAGATCATGATTTTCGTAATACATCATTAAAAGGGTGCCTAGGGTAACTGCTTCTTTTGTTTCGGTCACCCTAGATTGCTCAATATCGTTAACTTGTTTCTTGCCCCAACTTTCAGCCAACACTCTTTTACTGAATGTTTTGCTTTCATTGTGTATAATCTTGCCCTTAGATTTCTCGCGAACTACGCATTTATAGCGGTATTCGCCTGAAGCAAGACGGCGTTTTTCGACAGTGTAAGAAGCCAT